GATGTCGGCATCACCGAAGAAGAAGCGCGCTATCTGCTGGAAAACGATCTTGGCCGGGTGCGCGATGAGCTGGATCACGCTTTGCCCTGGTGGCGGACGCTGTCCGACCGACGGCAACGGGCGCTGGCCAATATGTGCTTTAATCTGGGGTTGGGGCGTTTGCTGACGTTTCGGAAGTGCTTGGCGGCTTTGGAAGCGGGGGATTATGCCGAGGCGGCGGCCCAGGCGCTGAATAGTGCCTGGGCGCGGCAAGTGGGCGCGCGGGCAAGCCGCATTGCGGTAATGATCCGGGAGGGCTAGGGCAATGTCCCTTGTTAGTGAAGCGGTGAGCGGCCTTGTAGGGCCGCTTTTTTCGTTGGTGGACAAGCTGTTTACCAGTGATGAGGAACGTGCCGAGGCCAAGCGCAAGTTGGTCGAGCTGGAACAGAATGGTGAGCTGGAGGCGATGAAGGTCAGCCTGTCGGCCATCGTGGCCGAGGCGCAGAGCCCGGACCCCTGGACCAGTCGGGCCCGGCCGACGTTTCTTTATGTGATCTATCTGCTGATCTTGTCGGCTCTGCCGATGGGGGTGGTGGCGGCCTTTAAGCCCGAGGTGGCGCAGGCGGTCGCTGCGGGGGTTCAGGCCTGGCTGGGGGCGATTCCGGGCGACCTTTGGTACCTGTTTGGGGCGGGCTATCTGGGCTATTCGGCCAGTCGTAGTTTTGACAAGTGGCGCGGTTTGGGCAGCGCGCGCTAATTCAGGAAACCCCGGTGCAGGCAAAAGGCTTGCAGCGGGTTTTCTGTTTGGGCGCGGTGGAACGTTTTTGGCGGGCCGTGGGCTCGTATCTGGATGGAGAAGGGTGAAATGGGATTGATGGGTGGGGGCTCTAGCCCGACGATTGCAACGCCGACGGTGCAGGCAACCAAAGCGCCCTCGATGGCCGATGGTACCGTGCAGAACGCCTATGCGGCCTCGAAAAAGCGCTATGCGGCGGCAGGAACCAAAACAACCATCTTGACCAGTGGCAGCGGGGCCAGTGGCACCCCAGCTACGGCGGGAAAAACCCTGTTGGGGCAGTAAGCGATGGCAGAGCAGGGGAAGGATTTTAATAGCCGTCGAAAACGCTATTTGCAGCGTTTGAGCGGCCTGAAAAGCGAGCGTGAAAGCTGGATTAACCATTATCAGCAAGTGTCGGATATGATCTTGCCGCGCCGGGGGCGGTTCTTACTGAGTGACCGCAACAGGGGCGGGCGGCGGAACAAGAAGATTATCGACAACACCGGCACCTTGTCGTTGCGAACCTTGGCTTCGGGGTTGATGAGCGGGGTAACGTCTCCGGCGCGGCCCTGGTTTCGGTTGGCCTCGCGGTCGCCGGGGCTGATGGAAGACGGCGCGGTTAAACGCTGGATGGCCGATGTTGAGGGCCTCTTGCGCGAGATCTTTAACCGGTCGAACGTCTATAACGCTTTGTTCTCGGTCTATGAGGAGCTGTCGGCTTTTGGGACGGCGGTGATGCTGGTCTATGAAGACTTTGACAGCGTGATTACCTGCGAGACTTTGACCGCCGGGCAGTACTGCATTGCGCCGTCCAAGACCGGCAAGGTCGAGACGCTTTACCGCGAAATGAGCCTGACCGTCGGGCAGGTGGTTGAGGAGTTCGTAGAAACCGCGCCAGGGGAATACGACTGGTCGCGGGTGTCGCCCACCGTGCGCCAGCAGTGGGACAACAACGCCCTGGACGGCTGGGTTGATCTGTTGCAGGTGATCGAGCCTAACCCGGACTATCGGCCTTTGCGGCAGAGGGAGGCGGGGCCTTTGCCGGGGCCGCGCAAGCGGTTCCGCTCGATCTGGATGGAGATGGGGGGAACCGCTGGCGCGTTCTTGCGCGAGACGGGATTTGACGAGTTTCCGGCGCTTTGTCCGCGTTGGAACTTGGCCGGCAACGATATCTATGGGTCCAGTCCGGCGATGGATGCCTTGGGCGATGTGGAGCAGTTGCAGGTTCAAGAGCGCGAGAAGTCGAAGGCGATTCAGAAAATGGTTTCGCCGCCGCTGAATGTGCCGTCCTCGTTGCGGGCCGAAAGCGTGGTCAATGCGCTGCCCAATGGCACCACGTTCTATGATCCGCAGGCCGGTGCGATGCCGATGGCTTCGCCGCTCTATCAGGTGCAACCACGGGTGATGGAACTGCAGCAGGATATGGAATATGTGCGCAACCGCATTCGTGGTGCGTTCTATGCCGACCTGTGGCGGATGATTAGCGAGATGGAACGGTCTGGTGTTACCGCCACCGAGATTGATGCACGGCGGGAAGAAAAGTTGCTGATGCTGGGGCCGGTTTTGGAGCGGCTGCATCATGAGCTGTTAGACCCGCTGATTGATCGTGCCTTTGCCATTGCCCAGCGGGCCGAGATTTTGCCCGAGGTTCCCGAGGCACTGGGCGGGCAGGAAATCCGCGTTGAGTACATCTCGATGCTGGCCCAGGCGCAGCGGGCGGTAGCGATTGGCGGGATTGAGCGGGTGGTGGGCTTTATCGGCCAGTTGGCGGGGATTGACCCAGAGGTGCTGGATAAGCTCGATCGCGATCAGGCGGTGGACGAGGTGGCGAAGGCCATTGGCGCGCCGCCGCACATTATCCGGTCAGATAAAGAGGTTGAGGCGTTACGCGCCGAACGGGCCCAGGCCCAGCAGGCCGCCCAGGCGGCGCAACAGCAACAGCAAGGCATGATGCAGGCGGTTCAAGGCGCAAAGCTGCTGTCTGAGACCGATACCGGGGCCAAAAATGGTCTAACTGACGTTATGCAAGCATTGGGGGGAGGTCTGTAATGGCAAAGGGGAAAGGCCCCGCTGAGCCCACTTTTGCGGTGGGGCAGGCCGAGGACTTGGCGCCGAACCAGCGGCGGAAGAAGACCAAGGCGGATGAGGCGCGGGATGACCTGCGGGCGGTGGTGGCTCTGCCGGAAGGACGGCGGGTCTTGCGGCGTCTGTTGGAGAAGACCGCGCCCTTTGCGTCGAGTTTTGATAGTGACCCGGCGGTGATGGCCTTTCGGGAGGGGCACCGCAATGTGGGGCTGATTTTGATCTCGATGTTGGCTGAGATGGACGGGCAGGCCTTGGCGGCGCTGTTGGTCGAGGTGCAGGGCACCGGGCAGTCGTCTTAGGGGTGAAGCTGGGGGCTCTGGGCAGATGGTCTGGGGCCCCTGTTGTATTTGGGAGGCGCAGGGGGCTGTGCCTTTTTGGTCTTTTGACGGAGATAGGATGATGGATGAAATGGCTTTGGGGCCGGATGGGACGGCGGCTGGGGCGTTCGATGGGCAGGATGGTGGCCAGGATGGCGGCCAGGGTCTCGGGAAGGGCGAGGGGGTGGGGCAGACGCTCTTGACCCAGGCCGAACAAGGGCTTCCGCAGGCTGAGGCGATCCGTGATGCGGCGGCCTATCAGGACTTTTCCTTGCCCGACGGGGCACAGGCAGACCCGCAGGCGATGGACAGCTTTCGGATGGTTGCCGCCGAACACGGACTGAGCCAGCAAGCGGCCCAGAGCTTGCTAGATTTGCATCTACAGACGCTGACGTCCCAGGGGCAGGCTCAGGTGGCCGCTGTCCAGCAGTGGGCCGAGGATGCGCGCGCGGATCGCGAGTTTGGTGGGGTTGGGTTTGACGCCAATATGGGCATCGCGCGTAAGGCTTTGCAGGCCTATGGGTCACCGCAGTTGGCCCAGTTACTGACACAGAGCGGGCTGGGGAATCACCCGGATGTGATCCGCACCTTTTATCGGATCGGGAAGACCCTGTCAGAAGATCGGCAGGTGGGCGGTGGTCAGTCTACCCAAAGTGATCGTTTGAATGCGATGTATCCGTCGATGGTGCGGCGTTAAGGGGGTACGGGCAGGCCTCCTCGGGGGAGGGGGCCTGTACTGAGGGCCTATGCTGGGGGCTTGTCTTTTTGTGTGGAAAGGGGCAGCGACATGATCGCTTTGCAAAAACCGTTTGGTAAAAATGTTCGAATGGAGCCGAGTGATACGCGGCAAGTTGCGCTGGCATTAGAGCAGACAGGGCATTACGAGCGGCCAGTTAAAAGGGCAAGAGCCGATGTTTTGGATGCCCGAGGACACGCTGACGGACGGCCTGCGCAGATTCCAGAGCGAACAGGGGCTTCGGCCTGATGGACTGATTATGCCCGGAGGACCTACGGAGACGGCGATTAATACGGCTTTGTCTGGTCGGGAGCGCAACGGGAATGTCCGGGATGCGCCAGGGTCGAGAGGCACAGAGCACGCTTTCGAGGTGGCTGATTTTGGGTACAATGCGGAGGAACTGCCTTTTGCTACCGAGCCGCCGCAAGACGAGGAGAGCGAGGAAGCCAGAAGGCTAGCGCTTAAGAGCAGGGAGGGGACAAGTTCCGCTCTGACAGATGAGAAAAGAAATAATGGGGATTATGAGCTGTTTCAGCGGGAGATTAGACAGTTAGCAACACATAAACTTCACGCTTGGACGCCTTATGAGAAGACGGGAGAATGTGTCGCGCTAGTGAAGCATTTTAGAGCGGATCTTGGGCCTGCAAGTGGGTGGAAAAAGGTGGATCCGATTGGCTTAGGGGGGATATTCATCCAGGGGATGCATTCGCGTATGGGTTTGATAAAGATGGGTTTTACGGAAATGCAAGGTCTGGGAATCATGCAATATTGATTGTTAAAGTTCATCGAGACGAACGTGGGAAAGTGGTGTCTGTTGACTATGCTGAGCAGTGGGTGAATCGTTCGGGACGACCTGAGCAACCTATTAGAATTATAGAGAATGTGCCGGTCGATCAGTTGAAGGGACTTGGGTGTTTTTCTATTTCTAAGGGTCGGTGATGATCCTTCGGGAGGACTGAACATGTTTGGCCATATGTGCAGGCTGTTATGCTTTGTGGTGATCTCTTCTGGTGCGGCGCTTTTGCCCGATAGAAGTGCTTTGGCGTTAGATCCTATCCGAAAGGACTGCCCGCCGGAGGCTGAGCGTGGGGCAGACGGGTGCCCGCCTGCGGAATGGGTGCTTTGCCCCAATTTGGAGGGGCTCTATAACCAATACATGGACCTTTATGATCTTAGAACGGGGCAGCGCTCAGGGGCGATTTGGGATCAGTGGGAGTTTGAGGATCTGTCTGGGGGCGTTTGGATGACCTGCGACTATACAACGCCTGCCCAGAAAAATGCGCGTGATCCGGAAATTTTGAAACGTTTGGTGTTCGCAGTTCACGGGCAGGTGGTGCAGCACGGTAGCCCGGGCACGAAAGCGCAAGATGAGGTGGTTGATAGGCCGTTAGGGATTCGGGTGGCTGGTTTAGAGGGGACGCCGGAGAAGAGTGAACCTATTGCTGTGAACAAAACAGCCACTTTGGCTGGGGTTCAGCTCGGGTGGAGCGAGGCTGAGTTGAGGGCCTTTGCCGAACGGGAAGGTTATCGCTGGCAGGTGGGGGACTTTACCGACTATCTGGTGGAAAACTGGGGAATGTCAATTTCGCGAAATGGTAGTAAATGGCTGCCAAGGGGAGAAATTGATGAGCTGCATTTTATCCGCTATGCGGCCTATGCGGGGCCTCGGGTGACTTTGATGCGTGGTGACCAGCGTGTAGAGGTGATTTTTCATCCCGAAACCAAGGTGGTGCGAGAGGTTTTGATCCGTCGGGAGGGGGCTGAGGCCGTTGCTGCGTTGCGGCAGGAGGTGCTGCGTGACTACTCCCCGGCGGGGGCTTTGTACGGAGGGGGGTATGATCCGCTGGATATCCTTTGGTCTGACCGGAACAGCTTCGTGGTCTTGGAGTTTTTCCACCATGCCTCGACCGGGGAGGGGGACCCGGAGGGCGGGTTCGTGCGCTTGGCCGATCAGGACTTTTAGGGGGGCGGCTTTGGGAATGGGAAAGACACGAATACGTCTACCGGAGATCATGTCCTATTGATCGTAGATGTGCATCGCGATGAAAACGGGCGTGTTGTCGCGGTGGACTATGCCGACCAATTTGCAAAGCGGACGGGAGCTCATGAGCGTGAGGCTCTGCCTGTGACAATTCACGAGTCCAGGCCGGTTTCAGACATGGCTGGGAAAGGATATTTTACGATTCAAGGCGGTGGAAAGTAAGGAGAGCCCTGTGTTTTACCGTTCTATTTTTGCATTACCTCCAGTGCTGCTCGCAGTGGTTCTCATCATGTTGAATTCTGCCCATGCGGCGGGACCTATTTCTGATGAATGCCCTACCTATGCAAAAGAGGGGGCCGAGGGTTGCCCGCCTGCGGAATGGGTGCTTTGTCCCGATGTTCCTGGTCTTAAACATCAGTATATGAGCTTTGAGGCGTTCGATTCAGGGGAGAATTCTGGCCCCAATTGGGACCGTTCTGAGTTTAACGCGCTTGGCGATAAATTTTGGTTGACGTGTAGCTATGTGGACAAATCAAAGCCTGGCGCAAGGGCGGACGATATCGTTAAGGAGGTTGTCCTGGAGATCAATGGATCATTGGTCCAGTTCGGAAAGCAGGGGGGGAAGTCTGGTCTTCGGATTGCGGGATTAATTGGGCCGCCAAGGGTTGCCGAAGCGATCGCTTTGACTAAAACGGCGACCCTGAGGGGAATTCAATTAGGATGGAACGAGGATGAACTCAGGGCCTTTGCAGCACGGGAAGGCTATGCGATGCAGAAAGGAGATTTTACCGACTATCTGCTTGAAAATTGGGGCATGCCTGCAACACGTCTCACCGACTGGTGGCGTGAGTGGGATGGAGCACTTTATGAAATATACCTTATCAGGTTCGCCGCTTATGCGGGGCCTCGGGTCACGTTGAGGCGGGGCGACCAGTCTATTGACGTGATTTTTCATCCCGAGACCAAGGTGGTGCGCGAGGTCACGATCCATGTGGAGGGGGCGGATGCCGTTCGGAAGATGCGGCAGGAGATGCTTTTCCGATATTCTCCATCTGACGCTATCTTAGGTGCAGCAAGGATAGGTGAGTTGGATGCCTTTTGGTTTGATAAGGAAAGCTTTGTTGTGGCGGAGTTTTTCCACCACCGTTCGACCGGGGAAGGTGATCCGGAGGGTGGGTTTGCGCGGTTGGCGGATCAGGACTTTTAACGGGTTTTCGGTGGGGTGGGAGCTCCGCTGGGTGTCTCTATGGTCGTGGTTAGACTTTGTTTGAAAAAGCGCCGTCGGGCTCTGTAACAAGAGCGGCGGCTTTTTTATTTTAAGAAACAAAGGCTTAGAGCGTTGTTTATTTCATAAAACTCGCTGTGGGGTTTTTTATCAGAGGTTCGAGCTGTCGCGTGGGCGGCAGCTTTGAGCGTGGCTTTGGATCGGGTGGTTCAGGGCTTGTGTGGCGTCCAGGTGGCTCGGGTACGGGCTGCGGGGCGCTTTTTTTATATCTGCGCATGGTGCGCTGAGGATGGAGACTTTGTATGACCAGTCTTTCTAACGCCAACCCGACTTTGGCCGATCTTTCGATGGCGACCGGACCGGACGGGAAGGTGGAGCCGGTGGTCGAAATTTTGTCCGAGGTCAACGAGATCCTTGATGACATGACCTGGCAGGAAGGCAATCTGCCCACCGGCCACCGCACCACCATTCGTTCGGGGTTGCCGACCCCGACCTGGCGTAAGCTGTATGGGGGTGTGCAGCCGACCAAGTCGAGCCGGGTGCAGATCACCGATAGCTGCGGCATGTTGGAAGCCTATGCCGAAGTCGATCAGGCCTTGGCGGACCTGAATGGCAATTCGCAGGCGTTTCGGCTGTCGGAAGATAAGGCCCATATCGAGGGGATGAGCCAGGAAATGGCCTCTACCCTGTTCTATGGCAACGAAAGCACCACGCCCGAGGCCTTTACCGGGTTGGCTCCGCGCTATAACGACCTGTCGGCGGAAAATGCGGACAACATCGTCAACCACGGCGGCACTGGGGCGGATAATACCTCTATCTGGTTGGTGGTCTGGGGACCCGATACCGTTCATGGCATCGTGCCCAAGGGGTCTAAGGCCGGTTTGCAGCACAATGACCTGGGCGCGGTGACCATCGAGAACGTTGATGGTCACGGGGGCCGGATGCAGGCCTATCGGTCTCACTATCGGTGGGATTGCGGCCTGACCGTTCGTGACTGGCGCTATGCGGTGCGCATCGCCAACATCGACGTTTCGGACCTGAGCACGGTGGAAAATACCAAGGGGCTGATCACGTCGATGATCATGGCCTCGGAACGGATTCCGGTGCTGGGGCGGGGTCGGGCCGCCTGGTACATCAACCGGACCATTCGCGAAAAGCTGCGGTTGGGCATTGTTGAAAAGGTCGCCAACAACATGAGCTGGGAAACCGTCGCTGGCAAGCGGGTGATGACCTTTGACGATATTCCGGTGCGTCATACCGATGCTCTGCTGAACACCGAGGCCGCTGTCTCTTAACTGGGGCGCGGTTTTTTTTTGGTCTGTGGTTTGCGGCGTCCTGCTGGGTGGGGCGCCGTTCTTTTTTTCCTGGAAGGGAATGCGCGATGATTATCGATAGTCGGAATGAGTTTTGCGATGGCGTGGCTTTGAACACCGGCGCTGCCGGGACCTATGCGCTGGGCGATGTGATTGATTTGCAGGCTGTGGGTCTGGATATGGGGCAGGGGGGGGCTTTGTCCCTGGTCATCATGATGAGCGAAGATGCGACCTCGGATGGGGCGGCGACGGCCTCGTTCTCGTTGGTCTCGGATGCGGTGGATACGCCTGCGACCGATGGCAGTGCCACGGTGCATGTGACCACGGGAGCCTTTGACGTGGCCGTCATGACGGCGGGGACCGTCTTGGCATCGGTGGTGCTGCCCAATGGGGCTTATGAACGCTATGTCGGCCTGGTGCAGACCACCGGCGGTGCGGCCTTTACCGGTGGGGCGGTGAAGGCCTTTTTGACTGCGGCTCCAGCGTCTTGGACCGCTTATGCGGATGCAATCTAAGTCTTGATCTGACCTATGGAGGCCTGGAAATGGCAGACTATCTGTTGAAGGGAGATGCCTTTATTGACGGCGTGCGCCGGTTTAAGGGCGAGAGAGTATCGTTTGATGGCACGCCGTCGCAGGTGATGCAAGCGCTGCAGTCTGCCCCCAACGAGGGACAGAGGGCAAAGGTGGTGCCTGGGGGGAGTGGCCGGGCGGCGAAGGCCGTGCCTGCGCGTCCGGTGGCGTCGGCTGTGACCGAGCAGGAGGGCTAAGGGATGACCGCTTCTCCGGTTTCGGTGGCAAACATGGCTTTGACCCGGCTGGGGGGGCGGTCTATCGCCTCTCTGGATGAAGGGTCGCGGGAGTCTATCTTAGCCAATACCTTTTTTGACTTGTCCCGTGATGCGGTCCTAAGGGAGCATCATTGGACTTTTGCCAGCCGACGGCGGGTTTTGGCGCGGGTTGATAGCGTTTTGACCGGATCGGGGTGGGCTTATGTCTATGGCTATCCGACCGACTGTTTGGCTGTGCGTTGGCTTTATAATCCGGTGGTCGATGGCGACTCTATTCCCTATGAGGTGACGTCGGACGCTAGAGGGACGCGGGTGATCCTGTCGGACCTTGGCGACGCGGTGTTGATCTATACGGCGCGCCATACCGATATGGGGCGCTGTGATCCTTTGTTCATTGAGGCTTTGTCCTGGAAGCTGGCCAGCGAAATTGCGGTGCCCCTGTCGCAGGATCGCAGCTTGGCCAAGATGGCTTTTGAGCAGTACCGGATGGTGCTGTCGCAAGCCCATACTGCCGATGCGAACGAAGGGCAGGCGCGACCACCTGGGGTGGCTGACTGGCTGAAAGTGCGAGGGCTTTAAGATGACACAGCGATTGTTCCAGCCCAGCCTAGCCGGCAACTGGGCCATTGAGGCCCCGTGCCCACGTGGGCACGCAAGCCAAGCGGGCGGAGCCCGCGCCCGGCGTTTGAGGGCGCTACCAGGTCGCCCCCGGCTCATGGTGGAGCCTGTTCAAGCGGAGGCCTTTTCACCATGACACAGCGATTGTTCCAGCCCAGCCTAGCCGGGGGCGAGTTGTCGCCGTCGCTTTATGGGCGGGTGGATATCAAAAAGTATGCCGTTGCCTTGCGGCGGTGCCGGAATTTCCTGGTTCATCGCACCGGGGGTGTGTCGAACCGGGCCGGGTTTGCCTATTTGGGCGATGTGGCGGACCATGCGGTCTGTCCGGCGTTGGTGCCTTTTCGCTTTAATGCCTCGGCGGATCAGGTTTGCCTGTTGGAGTTCGGCGACTACACCATGCGGGTTTGGTACCAGGGTGGGTTAGTGCTGGATGGGGCCGGGCAGGTGGTGGTGGTCGAAACCCCCTATAGTGCCGCCGAAGCCGCCGAGATGGATCATGCCCAGTCGGGCGATATCCTCTATCTGGCCCATGCCAGCCACCCGCCCGCCAAGCTAGAGCGGTCGTCTTGGACTGAATGGGCTTTTACTACCTTGGACTTTGTGCCGCGCTTTGTGTTGCCCGATACCGAGAATACCACCTGGAAACTGGTTAAGGTGCGCGATGGGGGCGATACCATTCATATGGTGCCCAGCGATACCGGGGGGGCGATTTCGATTAGGGCCTATGGATCCTATGGCGTTGACGTTGCTTTTTGGCAAGCCGCAGACGTGGGGCGTATTCTCAAGTTCCACGGACCAAGCACCAGTGGAGAGGTCTTTATCACTGCCATTGCGAGCAATGCGGTTACCGCGACCGGCGTCGTTTTAGGGAACCTGTCCAGTACCGATGATGTGGGGATAGAGGGGTGGTCGGTGTGGGAATACCAGTCTACGACCAGTGACGCTTGGTCAGCGGTGTGCAGCGGGAGCGCAGGCAGCAATAGCGAACTGCTGTCTTACAAGGTGACGGCGGTTTCTGAGGAAACCGGCGAGGAGTCGATGCCATCGGAAGCCTTTTCCGTTACCGGGCCTGCGGCGGATAGCTGGCCGGTGGGAACGAAAGTTGTGCTGACCGGGCCAGGGGCGACCGAACGCGTTGCTTACTATCGGGTCTATAAGGAAACCAACGGCCTTTATGGCTATATCGGCCTGTCGGGGGATGGGGCGTTTGAGGATACTAACATTACCCCCGATATCTCGGACTCGCCGCCCGATGCCGAGAACCCCTTTACCAAAGCCGGGGACTTTCCCAGCAAGGTGGCCTTTCATCAGCAACGGCTGTGCTTTGCGGCGACCAACAACGCCCCGAATGGGGTTTGGATGTCGCGCACCGGCTTTTACGAGAGCATGAGCA